AAGCAAGTTATGATGACCCCTATTACGACCAGCACCATAAATAATCCTCCCGCCAGGGATAAAGTCTCCAGAACCGATAGCTTCATAGAATGATTTTTCAACTTTTTCTTTCTCCTCATCTCTCTCTGCGGATGCCACAGTTTTAGCAATAACCTTAGCCCGTTCAGACCACTTGGTTTCTCCAGGGTAAGCATACCGAGATTCAAAAATTTCCTGCCCTAGTTCGTTTAGATTTGCGTTTGCCATATTATGCCTTAATTTTAGAGATACCTTTGTGTTTAATAATAGTGACTCGTTTGGAGGAATCCAAAAGAGTTTTCAAATGTTTATTATGAGTTATAATAAAAATAGTTTTATTCTTTTTAATTTCTTGAAGAAGTTGAAACAACCCCTGCACTCCTTCTTCATCTATGTTTTCTGCTACCTCATCAAAGAATAACAAATCTACATGAGATTTATCCGTAAGCAGAAGAAGATCTTTTAAACCCAACATGATAGCTAGGTTTACTTTTCTCTTCTCTCCACCCGACAAAGATATATACGAAAGAAGCCTCCCACTTGTCTCAATTTTTTCGGTTAATTCTTGATCAAATTCTACAGAATATTTAGAATTTGTTAAATATGATACATAATAATTACACCTTTCATTAAAGTACTCTAAAACATTATTTATTATATATTTAATAACTCCTTGTTCGGAAAATGCCTTCTCCCAGAACCTCATTACCTCGTACTGTAGTTTACTTTCTTCCTTAGCTTTCTGGGCACAGGCTATGGAATTACTAAACTCTTCTTTAATCGTATTATAATTAGTTTCATCCCTACAAAGTTCTCTATAGTCTAGAAACTGAGCATAGTCCTTGGAGGAAATACTCACCTCCATAATCGTCTCCTGTTGGTGCTTAAGACCTCTCTCTAGTTCTCTCAAGTCTACCTGCTGTATATTAATCTGATTGGTAATACTATCATCAGTCTCCGAAGCTAGTGGCTGATTACAACTCCAACAAGTTCTCTCTTTAAAAGGAGTTTGTAATACCTTCTTAAGTTTCTTAATAGATTGTTGTTTTTTATTTATTCTGTCTTTTAGCTTTGTTATTTGCCACTTAGTGGCTTCTACTTCCTTCTCAGTATTTATTATCTCTTCTAAAGTTAAAGAGGTGGGGTAATCCTCAAACCTACTGTACTGTTCCTTAGCTGTTTCAAGTTTAGTAATTTTAGTATTGAGGAGGTTTATATTCTTTTGGTTCTCTTCTATAACGGCATCTTTAGTCTTAGCATCTTGATAATAAGAGGATTTAAGGGTGCGAATCCTATCCCTCATCTCAAAGATATCATCCAAGTTCAAAAAGTTTCTGATAATAGTTCTCTTATCATCAGCACTACAGTCTAAGAAATTAACATCGTTAGACTGTCCGAAGAACATGGAGGCTAGGAGAACCTTGTGGTTAATATTCAAGAAGGAATCAATAGCAGCCTGTGTAGTTGCAACTGATTGTTGAGTTCTATTCTCCTCCCCCACTAAGAACTTAAGCTTAGTAGGTTTTTTTCTACGAGTGATTACCACATACTGATCGTTGTGGGTAAGATGTACCTCTACCAAACAATGCTTCTTAGCTTGATTATTAACCAAGCTATCTTCTGTACTTTTACGGATAGTCTTACCAGTAAGACCAAAGTAAACAGCTTCAATTAAAACACTCTTGCCTGACCCGTTGGAGCCCTTAGTATCTTTATTAATTCCCTTAATTAAGGTCAGACCACTATAGTCTCCTAAAGAAAATTCTTGGTCTTTAAAAGAATAAAAATTTTGTATCTTAATTTTTTCAATCTTCATCTTGAAGAGACCTATAGCCTTTCATTAAAACTTCTTTAGGAATTATAGAATTAGCTCCATCAACATAGTCTTCAATAATCATCTCATTAATAGAGAACAAGTTTCTCTCAGGCTCATAAGAGGAGACCTCCTCCTCATTAAACACGGGGTTATATTTAACATCAATATAAGGCACCCTCAACTTATCGTATGGAATAGGGTGATGGTCTACGTCCACAAGGATACGGAGCATGGTGAACCACTCTGGGTCATTAATATCCTCCAAGTTATCTTCAATATCCTTGGCAGCATATACTAAGTGACGAGGACCATGATGAAGAGTGCGTAATGTTACTTTATTATCATCTTCTACAATAGCATAAAAACTATCCTTAAAAGCTTCTCCAAAATTTGTAGTGTATGGAGTGCCTAAAATTGTAACATTTTCTTTCTCCAAGTATCCATGAACATGACCCAGAAAAGTAGGAGTACGAAAATCAGACAACTTAATATTAAAATCAGCGTCCCCAACAGAGTTAAGGGAACCATAATAACCGAAGTGACCGTATACTGTATACCCTTCAGGAATTTCTTTAAGCAATTTTTTAATATAATTCTCATCTTCATAGTGAGGAATCCAAGCCCTCCTCCACTGATGGTCTACCTCATACTCGGTAATCACATCAGCATGGTAATTATATAGGCTAAGAGCAGTGATTCCATCATCAGCTTTAGTCTCACTATCATGGTTTCCTCTTAGAACAGTAAGAGGAATATCCTTTTTCTCTAAACAGTCTACAATATCTTTAAGAGCAAGAAGCACCCTAGGAGATGGCTTTCTATACATCATCAGATCTCCCATGATGATAACCTCTTGTGGTCTCTCTTCTTGGATAATTCTAATGATACACTTTCTCTGTGCATCTAACAACCCTTTAGGCTTGTCAGTAAAATGAAGATCAGTTAATAAGAGAATTCGCATAAGGCAGCCCAACTTTCAGGAAAGAGTTCTTCCATAATCTCAGAGATTGCCAAGGCATACTCCTGTGTCTCTTTTTGAGTATGCCTTTCAGTTCTCATATTACACAGATGATACCAACCAAGGAGAGAACCTGTTACTACGGTAGTAGTAAACATAGATTGGGGAAGAAGTATTCTAGCTTGTTCAGGACAAACACCTAGATCTAACATATTAATATAAGCATGGTAAGCAGAATCATAGATATTTTCTAACTCCTTATCTGCCTCAATCGCATCATGATTAGGGAGAAGATCCTTAGAACTACCTTGCTTTACATCAGCGGAAGCTTCTCTCCACTCATCAGTAGAGGGGTGATAAAATACTGGGTCTGAGCTAACATACCTACGAGAAACCTCACTCCAAGAGAATCCTACCTGATGCTTACCTAGCTGACGCAGTACAAATATAGGCGCGACGATGCGTAAAGTACATACAGGATGACGGAAAGGCAGTAAATGTCCATTCGCCGCCAGATAATTAATAAGTTTTGTATCAGTTTTGTGATCATAAAGTTCATGCTCCTTATCAAAAGAACACCTAGCTGCATTTACAACCAGTAAATCTCCATTACAAGTACGGCTCATCAACTCTACCGAACCGTGATGTAGTATGTTTTCTATCTCCATAGGGGTTTTCCATCCTTAAATTCTACGGGTTGGCCGTCACCAAAAGAAGAGCCGACTTCAGCATCAATAGCTAACGGCACATCAAAATGAATATTAAAATTTTCCTTAACAAAGGGGTAGTTTACAAGCTCATCATAGAGAATTTCTAGACATTTTTCAACATGATTAGCTTTACATACAACTTCTATACTATCGTGGACTGTAGCTACTGGGTAAGCTTCCACAGCTTCCTCTCTAAGCCTCCTGTAAGCTCCTAGGAGCCCACATAAGAGGATATCTGATGCGGTGGACTGGATGGTGAAGTTAAGCCCTTGACGGAGCGCACGATTGACCACAGAGAAGTCCCTGGATTCTACGTTAGGGAGGTTTCGTCGTCTCCCAAAAATAGTATACGCATATTTATTAGATTTAATATAATTATTCACGAAATCCATATACTCAAAGATTCCTGGGTACACGTTCTTATAATTAGAAATGATCTTCTTGGCTCTGGGGAGAGAAATACCTGTCGTCTCGGCTAAATTAAACGCTCCTCCCCCATATACAATAAGGAAAGAAACTGCTTTGGAAATTTGCCTCTCCTCTTTAGAGATTTTTTGCTTATTAAATAGCATCCTAGCAGTATAAGTATGAAGATCCTCTCCATTATTAAATGCTGTTTGCATATTACCTTCCTTGGCAATATGAGCTAGAACTCTAAGCTCCATCGCTGCGTAGTCAATAGTAATAAACTTATACCCCTTAGGAGCTACAAACAAACTACGAATATTGTTCTTCGTTTCTCTGGGTAAGGTGTGGAACGAGACCCCCATAGCCTTTTGGGCTGAATACGCCGCACAAGACAACCTACCTGTAGCAGTACCATCAAACCTATAATCTACATAAACCTTCGGTCTCTCATTATACTTAATAGCGTTGGAGGTTCCTTTGATATAGGTCTTCTCCAGCTTTTGAGACTTGCGAAGCTCCAAAAGACCTTTGATAAAGTTTTGCGAATTTCTTAGGTCTTCGGTACTTTTCTCTTGGAGGAGGGCTTGGCTAATCCTTTTACCTTCGTCCCTATAATTCCACTTACCCACGTTTTTCCAGTTCCTCTTCTATCTGTGCTAGTAATAGTTTTAAAGTGGGAGCAGATACGGATGGTGCCCCCTTCCCAGTCCTATCAGGAGGGTACATCTCAAACGCCCCCTCTCTGGTATATAATATCTCAATCAGATCGTTATTTGAAGACAGATTATCAGAAGTTTTTACCTCATCGAAAGAGTATAGGCTATCTTCTTCATTGATATTAGCATCTCTCAATTGTTTTCCCACAACTTTAAGTTGTTTCTCCGAAACATTCATGCCCTTGTACTCCATATCAACAAACATGGGGAGTGCTGGCATGATGAGATTTTCTAGAATCTTATCCATCCCCATCTCTGATAGCTTCTCGCTAATGAGATCAAAGATTTTGAGGGTAAAATACGCATCAGCCGCATTCCCTTCCACGCAATCAGAAAGAGCCATGTTAGCCCAATCAAAAGTCTTAGGATTATTAACTGTAAGCATTTAGTTAACCACATTCCTTAACAGTAGTAACATACTTGTTGATCCGACTACCATAGCACAAGCGCAACAGAATGTAATTTTTAAACGCACTAGAGTCTCCTTGCAGTCGATGAAATACTTAATACTTAAGAAGTTAATGAAGGGGAGAGAGAATCCTAAAAACATCTGAGCTACGATGTATTCATGTGCGATCAAATAACCATAGCAGGAAGCAACAAAGTCTCCCAGAACGGTTAAGAGAAAGACAGTTAGGTATTTCTTGGGCGTCATTTCCATTACAGATTCTCCAACTCATCAGAAAAGTATAGTTTTACGAGGTCCATCAATCCTTTCGGTGCGTTCTCATTAATAAAATGGTGCATCACCTTTGTATCCCACGCATTACAAACCTCAATTCCATAGTTTAAAAGAAACTTAAGATCAAACTTAGCGTTGTGAAATACTTTCTTATTGTTAGGGTTATTTAACATCTTCCTGAGAAGTACCCACACCTTAGCGTAATGTGGTTGTCCTTTGCGGAAGGGGCTATCCTTATGGTCCAGAGGAATTACCCAGTTAGTATCCTTAGAAGAGAAAGCAATCGTCTGAATACTATCCGTAAGGAAATTCAGCCCAGTCGTCTCAATATCAATAGCTACTGTGTCGTCAGTAGTTGATAAGAGGTCAGCTAATTCTTCTACCTCTTCTATCTCCCCCACCAACTTATAGGCGAAATTTCCTTGGCTTTCTTTGCCGAGGATGTATTTTTCGTAGGCATTTCGTATGTCCGTTTCAAATAGATATCTATGACTCGGTTCTTTAAGAACAGAATAAGGGTGATAGATAGGTACAACAACGCAAGAATGCCCACTATCTGTAGTGTATTCATAAGAAGAACCTCTCTTGTTCATAATGCCACTCTTTTTAACCAACATCTTCATGGCTAAATTACCACAAGCATAGATTAGGCGCGGCGTTACTTTATCTACTGTGGCTTCCAAGTGTTTCCTACATGAATTCATATTATTAGGAGACATATCTCCCTCTTTAACAGAGGGGCATTTAATAGAGGCAGTATACTGCACCCTAGCTGGGTATAAACTTTCCAATAACTTCTTCTCTTTGTTAGAGAAAGGGTTCATAGATCCGTACTTATATTTGAACGAGTCTGCGACGAAAAGAACATCTCCCTGAGATAACTTCTCATAATCCATGAAAGAATACTCTGGTTTATTCTGAGATAAAACCGTACATCCTTCGCATAAATCATTACTACAAGTAGGTTTAAGACCAGAGTAAAGGTTTTCAAGCTCTTTCATAACGCTATTATAGGGTATGGGTAAGAAGATGCATTACATTAACAATAAAAGATTTGAAGAAATCATACCATTGTACTTACAAAATCCAAGTGAGTACGAGGATGAGTTAATGGCCCTATTTGATCTCTTGATAACTAACATCATAGAAAGTTTTAAATTTAAAATTGATAAAGACGATGCGAAACAAGAATGTTTTTTACTAATACTTAAGACTCTTAAGAACTTCAAACCTTCCAAGGGAAGTGCGTTTAATTATTTTACAACAGTAATAGTAAATAATCTAAAGCTACTGTACACTAAAAATAAAAAGTACCAAAAGAAGCTGGAAGAGTATCAAGACCGTCTAGGAGATTCTAGACCTAAACTTCGATAGATTTGAGATAAGTAATCCTCAGATCTTAATTCCCTTCTACCTAGGGTTACTAGGTGAGGAAGTTTAGTTGTGTGAAAAATAACAAAAGCATGGGGCATTGTAAAGCTGTTTACAATATACACAGGTTTTTTACCTGTACTTTTTTTAAGCTTTTCAACTAAATCATTAGAGAACTTATCCCATAAAGACACGAAGAGAATTGATAACGGTTCTCTCGTCCTTTTCTGCTGGCGAACAAGTTTGTTTAATTGATTTTCTGTTTTCAAGAAAATAGGTGTGTACATTAATTATTCAACTACTTCTACAGAACCTTCGGCAATCTCTTCATCAACACCTGTTAGATTCCCTTCCTCATCGAAGGTAAACCCAGAAGCCTCATAGTCAGACCTATTCTCTTCCATGTGCTTTACGAGGTTGCTCGTAATACTCTCTTCTATAGAGCGTATCCCTGCGAAAAAGATAGACCGCACGAAGTCGTTCATCTGAACATTGTCAGGCTTCACACTATTAGCAAAGTTAGTAAAAGCCGCAGCTTCTTCTTGATTTAATTTTACTTGAAATTTCATTCTTCTTCTACTCCGTTCAAAGGTTTTAATCTTCCACTCATCGGGGTGGAATTCAAATTTGAGATCTTGGGTCATGGCAATTCCCCCTATTATAGTACGAGGCCAACACTTATGGAAGACAATTACGATTTATCTAACCTTCGCAAAAAACCTAAGCGCAAGAACAGCAGGGCGAAGGGCAGCACTTTTGAAAGGCAGATAGCAAAGATATTCAATGATCGTTTTAAAACTGAAGAGTTCTGTAGAAGCCCTGGATCAGGGGCCTTTGCTACTACCCATACATTACCAGAGTACTTAAAGATATATGGAGATCTAATAACCCCTATTAAATTTAAATATTGTATAGAATGTAAGAAAGGATACAATAAAGAAAACTTATATAGTTTATATAATTATAGCTCAGATACCTGGAAATTCATAAAACAATGTGAAAAAGATTCAGAAAAATGTAATAAGGTGCCAATGGTTATCTTTAAACAAGACAGACAAAAGACTCTAGCTATAGTACCTTCAAGTAATGATTTTTATATAGATAAATATATAGAAATCCATAACGATAACAAAAAATATAAAGTATATCTGTTCGAAGAAATTCTAAAGTGCTGGGATTCTATGTGGTTTGACTAAGAAGTTTTTCAAGAAGACTCTGCTGGCCTTGTAAAAATTGAACAAACATATCTTCTATTGGTTCACCTTTTTCTCTTTTAACCCACTTCCCATCCCTCTTCACCATACCTTTGGCACGGTGTCGAGCAGTCTCCTCGGCAGTATCCTCATCACCAAGTTGGCGATATAGATCTTTAGCACCACCAGTCCTTACTTTATACTCACCTCTTTCTGGAGATAGACTGGCTCTATTTTGATTGTCCTCATGCATGCGTGGATCAATGAGAGTAGCAGTTCCACCCCATGCTGTCTCTTCTGCTAACTCTTCTGGAGCTTCGGAGAAGTCCTTGCCCTCAGGGTCTGACTTAGGCAATTGTGTTCTTTGAGGTTGTACTTGTACTTTTTCTCCCTCATCATCAGTCTCCTCTCCTTCAACAGTTATTTTATTTCTTCTAAACTTCATCTCTGGATTGCCAAGGTTAGCTTCAATTTCAGCATTGCGTAAGCCAGCCTTTTGTATGTTATCACTTAACCCTCTCTTCTCATTAAGAACTTCTTGGTCAGAGCCAGCTACAGATATGTACATCAACTGTAAAAAGGCTTTACCTCTACCAGACACATACCCCTTCTTGTCTGTATACTTATCCAACTCACGATTCATTATTAAATTTTTTACTTCGGATTTTAATTTATCTAAATGTTCACAAGATTTCTTACCCTTCTTGGTCCCCTCTCCTTCGTTCCTTAAACATTTTTTTGCTTCTTCGGCTCTTGTTTTATCGTCCTTATCGGGTTTTTTCTTATTAGCAAGCCATTGATCTATGTAACCTTCTGAAGCACCCTCCATAGCTTCCCCATCCTCACCCTCCACCCAACTTCCAGGAGTTAGTATAGCATCCACTCTGTCTAATCGAGGAGCTATATCATCCATAAACCCTACAGCCTCTTTCACAGTACCCGCACCCACACACTTTTCTAAAAGGCTACTTACAGCATCTAGCCTCTCTGTTTCTGCATCTTGTAACCCATCACTACCCTTCCCCCCAAGATAACTAAACATCTCTCTTTGCTTTTGTTGTGACATTTGCCCCAAAGCGGAAGGTTTTTTAGAACTATCATGAGTCTTAGGTTCTCTTCCTATAACTAAACATCCTTCATCATCTCCCACCCCATCTTTAATCATACTACCTATTGCTGCATCTATATTCGCCTCCCTTTTCTCCTCCTTGGTCTGAGGCTTCTCTCCTTTCTTCGGTCGGGTAAGGTTTCCTTTTTCATTTAGCCCACCATTACACCTATTAGGTTTAGCATAATGATCTAACTGTTCGGGACTTAAAATATTCTCTCTAATATTCGTAACTAATTTTTTCCTTAATTCTTCAGGGCTATCCTTTTCGAACTCCCCCTCTCCTGGACAGTAAACATCTTCAACATCTTTTTTAGCACCTATAACATTTGAAGCTCTTTTTTTTCCCTCTTCTCCTCCACTTTCCTGTCCTTGACCCACTCCATTAGTACGGGTTGGAATAATATCAGCATGTATTTGCTGAGAAAATTTTCTATTAGCCATCACTACTAAAAGAAGTGCTTTAGGTCCGTTATTTTCTTCCACTACCTTTTCTACAAAAGCTTTAGCATCTTCTCTACTTAACCTCCCCTCAGACTGTTCAACTAATCTATCAATAATAAAGTTAGTGGCATTACGATCAAAATCTTCTTCGGGTCCAGTAAAAATTAAACTGTCCTCTGCTAACAGTCCAACAGATAATGCTGTTAATAATTTTTCAAAACTAGCTCCAACCTCTTTTCCACAAGCTATCTTAGATCCCCTCGCCCTCTCTTTTTTACAGTTCTCCCACGCTTCATGTTTTTTAAGAGAAGTAATGACCGCTGTTTTTATAGTTTCAGCACATTTCACCATCTCTTTTCTATCCGTTATACCTAAGCACCTCTCTAACATAGGAGATAAGTTATCTGCATCCTCGATAGCTACCCCTCTAATAGCATCTGAACTTCCTTTAGCTGCTCTTTTGCTGGGTATATCTTTTGCAACACTAGCTTTACCATTTTGTTCTCTATCTTTTCTTTGTACCTCTTCTAGTTGGGGACGGAACTCTGCTAAAGCTTTGTAGGTAGGAGTATCTCCACGACAGAGAGCTATACTTATTTCATCAAAATAAAGACACCCATCTTTATCTTTAGTTATTTTATACTTCTCAATTAAGTCATTAATTTTGCCAGAAAACCCCATCTTCCCTGCCATACCTGGGTTGTTAGCTATCTCATCCCCTAACCTTAGAAAATCGTTCACACCATTAAAGGTTTGTACAATAGTCTCCTCATCCATCTTTGTTAACTGGCCTGTTTTACGGGCAGCTTCTTTTAATCTTTCCGTTTCTTCCAACCACTTATCTTCCTGGGCTTGGGTTAAAGCTACGTACTCCTCATCTTCTATCTCTGGATCATCACTCTCAGGTTCATCCTCTGCTACATTAGAACGAACTTTACTTAAAGTATCTCCTAATGAGTCTGCTGCTTTTTCTGCGGGGCTTTCTTGTGGTACAAGCTCCTCCCCCCCAGGTTGAGCCTCTCCTCCCTCCTCCTCTTCTTCTCCCGCACCTTGCTGCCCTGCTTGTGGCGCACCACCACCAAACCACTGCTCCAACTCCTTCATATTGTCACGACCTGCTTCTGTGCGAGCCCCTACTAATTTCCCAGACTTAGCATCTGCAAGAATCCTACCAAAGCCTTTCCCAAAATTTACTTTAATAAAGCTGTTATCTGTAACCTCTGCTGTAGCAGATTTCTTAGGATCGTGAGGATGTGCAAACTTTTTTGTTGATCCAGGAGCTTGTCCTACCATAGCTTTAATCAGAGAGTCAGCATCTGGAACGCTCTCTCCCTGTTCCTCGTCCTCCCGAAGAGATAATTTAAACTTTCTGCGCTTTAGGAGTTCGTAACTTTCTAATAATGAATAGTAGTAGTCCATAGTTTATTATAGGAGAAAAGCCCAACCCAGAAGATAACTCTAGGCTGGGCTTTTGTTATTTATTTATTTATTAAAGCTGTTTAGTTTTAGATACTTAGATGTCTTTTGCTTTAGAGGGTATTTCTTTCATACCCGCCAAATCCGTTTGCTCCATGTAGTCATAGCGGAATACCATTTCAATAGTGTGAAACTCGTTAGTACCATAATTAAACTCAGCAGTCTTCCAGGAAATAGGCATAACCCCATAAAGTCTAGTTTCAGCATGCGGTTGTCCTTGTGCATCTAGCTGAAGAACGGTGCATTTTATGGCTTTAAAATTAAACTTCTTTTTGGACGGATCAAACTCACCATTTTTTCCTAAAAATCTACCAGTCAAAGGGTTGTAGATACGAGAATACCACTGCCAAAGCGATGCAGCTATTTGAGGTTGATAAAGGTTATCAAAAGTAGCCGTAAGCTCTTCTGTCTGACCCTTCCCAGGGTAGAAAACTTTATCATTAACACGATGCACTTCAATAGGTTCAAAAGTAAATCCAACGGCTGTTAGTTGCTTACAAGCTAAAACTAAATCAGTTTGCAAATTCGTATCAGAACCAGGAACACCTTGAAAATGCATTTCCCATTGATAAGTCCGTACAGAGTCTAATCCCTGAGAAATAACAGGAAGACCAGTACCTACTTTCTCTCTTTTACTAGCACCTGCATCCGTATAATAATTATCTAACTGAGCCATTTATATTCTCCTTAAAATTGTGCTGATTGGTTAGTGAGGTTAAGTTCAAATATCACCATCTCAGCAGTTTTGGTGGGTTTAATCAGTACCTTACACCACATTTCATTTCTATCAACTCGCACTGGAGTATTTACTGATGCATCACAAACTACCTTATACTGAGTGATGCCTCTTCTATTTGCGATATCCCCTAACAAAGGGTTAATTAAATCTTCAACTCTCGCCCAAGTAAATCTATCGTTAGGCTCAAAGACAAGTCTTTGAGTAGAAGCAAGAATAACCTTCTTAATGTAAATCATTAAGCGTCTAACATTAATTCTATCTAACGCAGTAGGCTGTCTTTGAGTAGTTCTTTGTCCAAAGATAGCAATACCATTCTGAGGGAAGTTAACCACTGGATTAATACAGTTACCACCAGAGTACATAGAATCTCTATCTCCTTGGTTGAGGATCACTTCCACATCCGTAGGCTTAGTTAAACGACCTCTAACGAAGCCAGCAGGAGCCCACCAAGGGTCTGCAACCTCATCAGTGTAGGTCATCTGTCTTGCTGCAAAGATCTCTGGAGCAAGCCAACGGTTTTTACCATCGGCTACAGAAAAGACTTGGAGCCAAGGCCAGTAAATGGCTGCATAAGAACTATTAATCGCTGAATCCCTCGTAGTAGAGAAACCATTAGTCCAATCAATTGCATCCCCAGGTCTGCCAACAGCGTAAGGAGGAGAGAGCAGGGCTAAGAAATTGCTAGTAGCTTCGGCTTTAGTAACCAAAGCATTTTGAACAGTTTGAAGATCTCCTACCCCAGTGCCTGGAGCAAGAGCTATAGAAATGTTAAGAACATCATCATCTAATGCTTCAATACCTGTCTTACCGCCATCACTTTCCACCGCACCTATAACAGCCGTAGCCACACCATTATCCGTAGCAGGGATT